TTCTAGCTGGAGGTTAGTTACGGGGTCTGGCTTTTCAGCTAACTGTGTTACGTCACGAGGGCTAAAACTTTGATCCGCCTCAATCGCTGCATACTTGCGGTTGTCGTGCGCTAAGGCTGTTACTGCATAAGTTGATTCGTTTTCGACAACACTTAAAACGCGCCAAGTGCTTAACAGAAGCTCGCTGTAACCAATCGTGAAAGCAGAGCCAGCGACAGGGGCGCTGTTTAACGTTGAGCCAGGGGTAATCGTGTTGCCGACGATCGTTGATCCACTAACAACCTGCACTTCATAAATTAACGCACCTGTTCTGGGATCTGTCTTTGCGGAGCCGTCGTCATTTCGGCCTTCAGTAATCACATTCAGGACAAAGCTGCTAGGCGCTTGCGCTCCAAACATGTCAACATCGCTGCGGTCTAGCTTGACTGATGTCGTTGTAGAGCCTGACGAGATACGGCCAGCAACTGTTTTGCCTGCGCGGACTGGATCGCTGATCTTGATTAGATCACCTGGCCTAACGGTGATGCCAGCAGCGATGTCAGTTTCAAAGCTGCAAACCTCGGTTTCATTATGGGCGGTGTAGAGGAACCATTTACCCAAGCGGTTTGCCTGGGCGCGACTGGTGCAAGCAAAAGCAGTGATGCTTTGCTTGTTGTAGCCGTACTTCCTGACCGGCTTAAATGCCGTGCCAGATAGCTCAACCAGCTCGTTTGCAAAGTCACGCAGATTGTTGTCGAAGTATTTGACAGAAACACATGTTGGCCGATTTTTTAGGCTTGATCCTGAATAGCTGAACCCAGCCTGCGTAACGTTTGATTGGTTGAACGTATAAGCAAAAACATCAGGCGCATCCTGGGCAACAGTGACGCCACCAACTTCCCAAAACGGCATTGCCCTGAATACAGAGCACATTTCTTGGATCAGCTTGTAGGCGTCCTGTTGTGTCTGCAAGAGAACATTGCAGCTAAATCGTGGTTCGCCTTCGACCAGCTCGCCACAGTATTCACTAGCTTTCTTGAAGCTATACAGGTCAAGATTGCTGGCAGTATCAGAGGCACCGTTGAAGTTGCCTGCAGCATCTTTAGCCCGCTCTTCTGGCGTAAGAATTTGCGAACCTAGGCCGTACCTAGTGTTCGTAAGCAAGTCATAGAGAATAAACGGAGGATCTGTTGTCCATTCTCTAGTTGTTTTTAACTCACCGTTAAAAGGAACACTGGCGTCGTACTCCAACGATCCATCAGCACGCACCGTTGCGTTGTGCGGGATGCGTACTTTGATTCCGCGTATCTTGTAACTACGTCGCGGAATACTTGGAAACTGCTGAGCATCAATTTTAAGACCAAATAAAGCACTGTTTGGATACCGCGTTTTCTCGCCAACCCTTTCCGTATAGTCGTACCAAATCAACGTATCCGCTATTGACACAGTGTCATTGTGGAATTCATGGCCAATTCTCGTCAGCCGAATGTCAACAGGAAAAGCTGTTCCTGCACGTATCTTGGCTTCGTCTAAAACAATAAGATGCCTCCGCTGGTACAAGTCAGGAGAGTAACCTTCAAGTATAAATTCACCATCTCCAAGATAGCTGCTATAAAAATCAAAATCACCAAAATCAATATTGTTGTATCCTCCACCTTGATATTGAATTTCTATTTTGTATTGAATATGAGCAGCCCTAACCCTTCCGTCGTCTTTAGCTACCGTCATTGACGGAGAGCCGATCGTGACGCGTACGCTGGTCACATCTGTATCAGTAATTTGCCGCGTAACTGGCGTCGCAGTTGCGCCTGCCGCTACTTCCTCGCTAGTTCTGTTTGTCTCACCACCGTAAAGAAAAAAGTGGCCTTCATTGTCGCCAATGTCTGCCTTCGTAAGCTCAGCGTTTACTGCAACTGTCTTTTGATTAAGTATTCCAATGCTTTGCAGGTTTGATTGCGTTTGCGTGCCTAATCGACTTTCAAAGTGCGCATCGCGCACATCAAAATTAGTTTGCTGAATTATATCTGCATCTTTTAGCCTGCTATTAGCCGTTACAGTCGCATTCGCCCCAAGGACAGGTGTGTTGTTGAAAAATACGTCCTTCAGCGACGCCAAGTTGTACGCTTCCGACCCAACAGTCAGCCCGCTAGCGGACGGGAAACCCTCAATCTCTCCTTCGCTTAACAGGTCAATAATCCTGGCAACTTGTCTTGAATTAAGATTGTCTCTAGGCATTACTCAAGCTCCTCGACGTTCAGGCCAGCCGATACAACAACACTACCGACAATCACCTCTCCGTAGGCAACCGGGACGGGAACGCCTTCTCTCCCAACGTTCTGAATGCCGGAAAAACTAAAGTTGTTGCGCGGATCGTTGTCTGTCTCAGGCGTCGGCACTGTGGGTGATAACAAGCCAGCAACGCCGGTTAGTGCGAGTCCGATACCGATGGTTCCTGCTGCCGCTGCCAGAGCAGCACCACTGCCTGCACTTGTAGCAGCAGTGAAGCCAGTCAGACCAAGGCTGACGCCGCCAGTAGCAATCGCCGTTCCAATCAACACAGCGCCTAAAGCGATAAAAGCCAAATTCCTGAACAAGTTGGCTCCCGTGACAACAGGGATGATCCTGATGTCATCGTCAGCCGTCAGGGGATAACCAAGCTGTTCCGGTGACTGACCTAGCTCTAGCGTGTGCGAGCCAACGGCAACGGTGTAATGCCCAGCGCCCATGATTGAGCGCAGCTCAGGAAAGTTGCACAACAAAAACCGGATTGCCTCAGCCGGTGTTCTCGCTACCGCTTCAAAAACCTTCTGACCGCAGTGCTCCGCCAGATGCCCATAAAGCCTGATCTTGCGAAGCATCGCCGTCACTCGCTATACCCTCTAATTCTACCGGCGACTCAAGGGTCGATCCTCGTCCAGCTTTCATCTGCCATGCCGTAAATGAACCACGGCAATCCGTATTGAGTACAAGCTTTTTTGTCCAGCTCACTAGGCAAAGCAGGCGCACCAGGGTGGCTATGAACAACCGCTAGCACCTTGCCGGTATCTTCAGCAGCCGCGTATCCCATCGGATCAAGGATGAACGCGTCATTCTCCTCGCTCAGGTTTTTGCACGGCCAGTAATGCTCCGCTCCATCGAGCACCACAAGCAGCCCGCAGCACTCTTTGGGAGCTTCCGCTTCTGCGTGCTGCACAGCCGTTTTTTGCCAGCCTTCCATTAGTTGTTCAAGCCGACCGAAGGGAACGAGCCAAAAGGTAAGCCACCGTTTGCGTCGCCACTAGGAAAGCGCTTACGGCAGTCAGCGATTGTCTTGCCGCATACATCAACGTCAACAGCAGGCGTGTTCGTTACCTGCTCAACCTTTGGCTCAGTTGTGATCGGGGCATTTGATGAAGACCAAGTGACGTTGCTGCCGTCAGTGTCTTCAATGACGAGAACGCCGTCGTCCTTTAAGCGCAGTTGCTTGGCGTCCAGCCACCCAGTAGACGTGACTTTGTAGCCAGCCCCAACTTCTCGCAAAGTGCCCTCAAATGGATGGTTGTTTCGGAATGGGTTATTAGGGCTAAGAGTGACCTTTGCAATCCAGTCTTCATTGTCTTTCCAAAGCCCTTCCTGGCCGTTAATAGTGATGCCAGTAATCGTGTTCCAACCATATTGCTCTCCTGAGTAGTGGCCAACAGGCAGCGCAATAGAGGTCAGATTAAAAGTGATGTTGACAGAACGGCTTCCCCATTCAGGATGGTCCTCGGGAAAGTCTCGAGTCGCTGTTGTCGTTTGCCCTGCCGCTGTAGGACTGCTGCCTTTTAACTCCCATGTAAATCCACCTGAACGTCCGCTTTGCACATCAGGCGGATACCACTGGTCAGCGCCATCAATGTTGAGACGGGTTAGTGATTGGATCTGACCCAACCTGTGTGTATCCGTGCCAGTCCAAACAACAGAGCCGCCAGCGTAATCATTCCGGGCTACATCATCGTTGTAAAGGACAAGGTTGCCATCACGCTGCATTACAAGCGTGTAGCCATTGGCGTTCTTACCAATGTCCGTGTTAGATGCCCAAACTGCATTCGCTGGGATTTTTTCTGGCTTTCTATAAACGACAAAGTTCCCGTCAGCCTGAACTACAGCAGCAAACCAACCGTTTGTCGAAACAAGCTCATTGCCTTCAGTTAGCGATGAATCTGCAGCCAGCTTTTCTTGATTAGTCGAATATCCAAAACCTGTTGCAGCCACTAACGTTTTCTGCTCGCCCGTTACGTCAAAAACGTTAGAGCCGCTGTAGCCACATTCTTTACTCTTGTATTCCCACTGACAAAGGTTCTGCATCACAAGACGACGCGGTGCCTTTGTGTTCGCCATATCAAGAGACGACACCAGCTCAAACTCAACGAAATCCCTGTTCTCAGCAACCTTACGGTCGATGTAATACTCCTCCTTTGGAAACTGCGCGTTGCCCCCTGAATCGGGGTTGCCGTAAGGATTCACGCCGTTCTGCCAGTTGTCGCTGTCAAGAAAACGACTAAGAGTACGGATTCTTGTTATTCGTGCGCCACTTAGGTCGTTTCCTGGCGTGATTTGATTGATGCCTAAAAGCAAGGCTGTCATTTGACTTTGCAAATTGGCAAAGCGAATCGTTGGCCTTGGCAACGTACCATCACCGCTAAACTCAAACCCTGACGCCTCTACTGGCAAAGGGATATACGCTTCACCACCATACTTAATCGAATAAGCATCAATGATGTCGTCAGTGTTGGCTGGCACCGTCGTTTTACGGTTCTGCCCAGCGTGAAAGTAATACTCTTCGTCGGAGCCGTGCAGGTCTTGAAACAGCTTTAACTCGAATAGCTCAATAATCGCAAAAGGACCGGAGTCGAGCAGCTCTTCAAAAATGTCGCCCTTGTTTACTTGACGAATCATGGCTCAATGACTTGCTGGAACGTTGCAGAGATCTCCGCTCTACCCGGAAGGTTA